ATGTGCGGGATTACAGGATGGGTGGATTATAAACGCTCATTAGAAGGAGAACGGGACGTCGTTACGAAAATGGCTGAGACGTTAGCAAAGCGTGGCCCAGATGATAATAAAGTTTGGATTAAAGGCAATGTCGCATTTGGGCATAAACGGTTAATCGTTGTGGACCCTGAGGGCGGGAAACAACCGATGACTTGTTTAAAAGATGAAACGAATTATGCAATTTGCTATAACGGTGAACTGTATAACACAGAGGATATTCGAAAGGAATTATTAAGAAGAGGATATACGTTCAAAGGGCATTCTGATACGGAGGTGCTATTAGCGTCGTATATGGAATGGAAAGAAGAATGTGTCGATCATTTAAACGGTATATATGCGTTTGCCGTATGGGATGAACAGAAAGAACAAGTATTTATTGCGCGAGATCGATTAGGTGTAAAACCGCTATTTTATAAATACGATAGTGGACGATTACTATTTGGTTCAGAGTTGAAAGCGATACTGGCTCATCCAGATGTGAAGGCGGAAGTAACGTTAGAAGGGTTATCCGAAATATTCGGTCTTGGACCATCGAGAACACCTGGTCATGGTATTTATGCTGGTATAAAAGAATTACGTCCAGGTCATGCGATGACATTTTCAAAGAACGGTTTATGTATATGGAGATATTGGAATGTGGAAAGCAAAAAACATGAAGACTCCTTTGAAGAAACAGTAGAGAAAACACGCTTTTTATTACAAGATGCGATTACAAGGCAGCTAGTTTCTGATGTACCACTATGTACTTTTCTATCAGGCGGTGTAGATTCGAGTGCTATAACAGCGATTGCTGCGCAAGAATACGCAAGGTCAGGAAAAGGGCAATTACACACATATTCTGTTGATTATGAAGATAATGATAAATACTTTAAAGCGAATGCATTCCAGCCAAATTCAGATGCGCCATTTATTCATTTAATGACGGATACGTTTGAAACGATTCACCATCGCTGCGTCATTTCAAATGAACAATTAGCGCAGTATTTAACAGAAGCTGTACTCGTTCGTGATTTGCCTGGTATGGCAGATATCGATTCGTCATTACTATGGTTTTGCCGTGAAATTAAACAAGATTTTGTCGTTGGTTTATCTGGGGAATGTGCAGACGAAATATTTGGTGGTTATCCGTGGTTTTATAGAGAAGATGATTTACAATCGAGTGCATTTCCGTGGATGCGTTCTACAGAAGCGCGTGAACAACTGCTAAAGAAAGAATGGAGAAATAAATTAAACTTACAACAATATGTACAGCAACGCTATGAAGAATCCATTCAAGAAGTTCCTGTTTTAGAGGGAGAAAGCCCAATTGAAGCGAAGAGACGACAATTATTTTACTTGAACATGGTATGGTTTATGACAACATTATTAGACAGAAAAGACCGTATGAGTATGGGGGCAAGCTTAGAAGTACGTGTTCCGTTTGCGGACCACCGACTTGTCGAATATGCGTGGAATATTCCTTGGGAAATGAAAATGTATAAAAACCGCGAAAAAGGTCTATTGCGTAAAGCGTTAGAAGGGTTACTTCCAAATGACATCTTATATAGAAAGAAGAGCCCATATCCGAAAACGCATAATCCGCACTATACGAAAGCAGTCACAGTATGGCTACAAGATTTATTAACGGATAAAGGCTCAATTTTGCACGAGTTATTTGATAAAGAGCAATTGAGCGGCTTGATTGAGTCAGGCGGCAGTGCATTTCAATCGCCTTGGTTCGGTCAATTAAACCCAATGCAACTACATTGAAAATGGATAGTAATATTGGGTTTAATATTTCCATTGTAAGTCCTTAACCTCTATTACAGGTGCAATAGGATTTCTCCCAGATCTTGCTGGTTTTAATAACTCGATAGTTATAGAAGATACAAATGAATTCACTGCAGATTTCTTGGATTCATTATTTAAATGGAACCATTCATCCTTTAATCGACTTAATAGTTCTTTTATTTCAACAGAAGAAACTGTATCTTCTGTTGTAGCAAGTTGTTTCTGGATTGTTATTTCTTCTTGTGTAATTAAGACCATTTCTTTTTTATATTCATTTTGAGAAATATCGCCTTCTATGAATAAATATTTTAATCGTGCTTTTTTATCCTGAATTCTATTATGTTGTTCTTGTAAATTACTTAATTCGACTGGCTGATCCACAGTATCATCAAGGTCAATAATTATATCCTCTAATAAACTCAAAAACTCTTTTTCAATCACACTCTCTGGAATTTGAGGCATGTCACATGTTCCTTTATGATGGCGTGAACTACATCGGTATGTCATTACAATTCTATTATGATCCCTTACTTGTTTGCTGCCTAAAAAGTGTTTTCCACATCTTGCGCATTTTAAAACATTGGAGAATACGAAAAAATTTTGCAATCTAACTTTCCCTATCTTTCTACTATTTTGGATTTGTTGAACCGTATACCATGTATCTTTATCAATAATACTTTCAAAATCCTTTTGAGCAATATCAGTTAAGATATCATCTCCCCAGCGAATTTGTCCTATGTAAATTGGATTATTTATAATATAGCGTACTGCATCATAATTAAATATTTTCCCTTGCTTGGTTTTTACACCACGACTGTTTAAAGATTTTACAATACTTATTACACCTTTTGTTTTAAACATCTCGAATATATATTTTACAATTTCAGCTTCAGTATGATTGATATACAAATTTCCTTTTTTTAAATCGTATCCCATGGGTGGTTTAGCTCCATTTCTAAGACCTAATTCAGCCTTTTTTTGCATGGAGTCTCGTACACGTTCCGCTGTGGTCTCTCTCTCCCATTGTGCAAGTGTCGCAACTAATGTGATGAACATTCTTCCAGTAGCGGTCGTAGTATCAAATATTTCTGTACTACTTTTAAATTTGACATTATATTCATCCATTGTTTTTAAAATAGAATGTAGGTCTGATACAGAACGAGTGAAGCGATCTAATCTGTAAACAAGAATAATATCAAATTGTTTTTTCGTCATGTCTTTTATCATTTTTTGAAAAGCTGGTCGTTCTGTATTTTTTGCGCTATAACCTTCGTCACAGTAATCATTTACTACTACCCAACCTTGCGATTTAGCGTACTGTTCAAGACGAAGTCTTTGCATATCTAATGAAATACCCTCTTCAACTTGCATGTCAGTGGATACACGTCTATAAATGACACATTTCATTAGTTAAACTCCCTTCTTAATTAATTTATATTTTATGTATGTTTTTTATTTATTAGACGAATACTATGTGAAAATACAGGCTATAGGAGGGGATTATGAGTCGGAGTCAATTAAGTAGTTGACTCATGCTTGCAGTGAGATAACTCACTGTTTTTCCGACTGAATGAATTCGTATAAATCTTCCATATTTATATTAAGTTGAGAAGCAATATTTTTAGCGGTTTGATAAGACATAACTGTGTTATTGTTTGCGTAAGAATGTATTTGTTGTTTAGCCATGCCAAGTTTCAGTGCTAGATCTACTTGAGTTAATCTCTTCTCTTTTAATATTTCATTCAGTCGACATTTGCCGACTACATACACCTTCTCACCGCCTAATTATTGAATGATTGGGCTCACGCTATATAAAAACTTACCTATAATTTTTATATCTTCACAGTTATCTCGTGAGAATTGTTGGTCCTTAAAGCTCTCGTCATGTGAGCAAGGCTCTAGAACCATTAAGTCTGTAAATTTGTATACCTTTTTTAAAGTTGCATAATGTCCATTTACAATTACAGCCGCTATTTCTCCGTTTTCCACATCAGGTTGTTTTTTTAGTACTGCGTAATGACCGTTGGGAACAATTTTGTTCATGGATTCACCGTTTACTACAAGTCCAAAAAGTTCATCTGTATTATTTGTTTTATATGGAGGTACGATTCTATCTACTATATCTTGTACAGCTTCAATTGGAGTACCAGCCGCTATTTTGCCGATTACAGGTATTTCTTTTTCGGTCTGTAGTAGTTCTAATTGATCTGCTGATATAAGCGATGATGTCATCGTACCACCCTCAATTATATTTCCTTCTTCTGAAATTAATTGCAATACACCATCTACAATAGCGGCTTTTTTATTTTTATAAGTTGTATCAATATCAGCTTTTGTTACACCGAATACGGCAGCCATTTTCTCAAGAACACCTGAACTTGGTTTGGCTCTGTAATTCATATAATCACTTAGTGTACTTCTTGCAATACCAATTTGACTAGCTAATTCAGATTGAGTCATATCATTTTCTTTTAAATACTTTTTTATGTTTGTTACTATAGTTTCTTTTTGTAAATCAGTCATGATTTCACCTCCTATATTGATTACGTTTTTAATATATCACATTACGAATAAATCGTAAAGTGTACGTTTTGTATGATTTTTTCGTACTTTTGTATTGAAATTACATAAATTTAGTAATACAATGAATCTCGAAGGAAGGGGGTTACACAATGGATTATTTCAAAAGAACATTGAATGAACTCAGGGAAAGTGCAGGATTCAATCAAGCAGAACTTGCCGATATATTAGAAGTATCCCCAAAAACATTATGGTTATATGAACAAGATTCAACTAACATACCAGACGAATTAATCAAAAAGTACATGTACTTATTTGATGTTCCTTACGAGGATATATTTTTTGGTCCTAAGTACGAAAAATTCGTACAAATGAAAAATAGGGTAAAAGAAAGAGCGAGTAATTTGAAGAATATCGTTTCATGAAATTTTGTTGTAAATGGATAGTCCTACTGTCCCGCATACATATAAATACATTGAGGTGATAGAGGATGAGTGGGGGACAAATCATTCGTGATGAAAAGGGAAATGTCGTGAAAATAATACCTACAAAAGAGCAATGGAAGAAGTTTTTAACACCGTTAATACCAGCTGCACGGGAGCTTATTTTACAAAGGAAATTGGACCAAAGAAATAAGGGGAATGAAAGTAAATAATTTTTTTAACATATTTGCGAAATTTGCCGATAAATATTTGTTCTATAAATCAAGGGAGAGTGAAGAAAAATGAACGGAGTATTATCCGCAAGTAAATTAATGAAAGCATCAGAGGTTATAAAAAGATGCGTTGAAGCGAAGAACAGTCCTGCACAAATGTTTGTGGAAGAGACGAGAAGAAGGCGTGAATTAGAGGAAATGAACCGTAAGGTTTCAATTCGAAGGGAGGTGAGTTAATTGAAGGAAGTAACATTGGTTTTTAAATCGGGTGCAAAGGTTAGTTTTACAGTTGAGCAATTTAAAACGTTTATCAATAATTTTGGTGCATTATCAACAATTGAATGGGAAGGTGCTACTGGAAAGATACCAGTTCACATTACTTCTAGCAATATCGATGCAATATTTGTGGAAGACATCAAGGAAAAAGAATCGATTAAAGAACCTGATCATCCAATTGAAGATGTATTCGGTGACGAAATTATGAAGGGTGATGTTTATTACAAGTTCGGTGATCATATCGTACTGGAATATAATTTAAAGCCATACTTAATTGAGCAACAAAATGTTGAATGTTTTAAAGGTGCATAAAAAGAAAACCACCTGCGCCAACAGGTGATTTAGAAAATAAAATTCACAGTCATTATAGCATGAAATTTGGTGATGTAAATGAAACTATTTCCGCACCAAGATAGAGCGTTAAACGATACATATGAACATAATCGTGTTGCGTACTACCTTGACATGGGACTTGGAAAGACCTTTGTGGGCTCTGAAAAGATGTGGGAGCTCAATACACCTTATAACTTATTAATCTGTCAGAAGTCCAAAATAGACGACTGGAAAGAGCACTTTGAGCAGCACTATGACTATGAAGTAATTGTGTTTGATAAACAACGAATGGAAGACATTCCGGAAGAAAGTGTTTTGATTGTCAATTATGAACGTGCATGGAGACGTGAAGAATTATTGAAGTTAAATAAATTCACACTCATGTTGGACGAGTCTTCCAAGATTAAAAATGATAAGTCCAAACAAACAAAGTTCATTTTGAAATTGAATGCTGAAAACGTCATATTGCTTTCAGGAACACCGACAGGTGGAAAGTATGAAGAATTATGGTCACAACTTCACTTGTTAGGTTGGAAAATCAATCAAAAGTTGTTCTTAAAGCAATTTGTAGTCCAGGAATGGGACGACAGAAATAGTAAGTACAAAATCACCGGTTATAAAAACGTCGAACGTTTAAAAGCGAAATTAAAGCAATACGGCGCGGTGTTTATGAAGACCGAAGAAGTATTTGATTTACCGGAAACAACTGATGTGAAAGTGAAAATCTCTGGTACCAAATTGTATAAGGAATTTAAAAAGCATCACATTGTTGAAATTGGTGAAGAGTTACTTCTTGGTGATACACCTGCTGCAAAGAAATTGTATTTACGACAATTAGCCGGGAGTTATAACGAAAACAAACTGCAGTATGTAAAAGACCTGGTTGAAAGTACGAATGACCGAATTATTATCTTTTACAACTTCAAAAAAGAATATGAAGCATTAGTGGATCTAATTGAAAAACCAATTAGTACGGTTAACGGAGGCCTCAAGGATTTAACTGCTTATGAGAAATTCGAAAACAGCGTAACGTTGATTCAATATCAAGCTGGAGCAATGGGACTGAATCTACAGAAAGCCAATAAGATTGTTTATTTCACGCTAACCGATAAGAGTGAGTTATTTGAACAAAGTAAGAAACGAACACATCGTATTGGACAAGAAAGGCCTTGTTTCTATTATTACTTGCTTACAGATGGATCAATAGAATGGCGCATGTTAGACGTACTAAAAGAGCGTAAAGATTACACGGATGCGTTATTTGAGAAGGAGGAAATATAGATGAATGAAGTACAAGCGTTTGAAAATAAACACTTAGCAATTATGACAGCAATTGCTATTCACACTCAACAAGAAAAGAATCTTGCTGAACAATCTAAAAAGCTGAAATCGGAACTTGAAAAGGCAATGGATGAACATGGTATTACATCTATTGATAATGATTTAATCAAGATTACTAGAGTTGAAGCTACTACCTCAACAACGATAGACGTAACAAAATTAAAAGCTGCAGAGCCACAGTTATATGGAGAGTTACTTGGTGATTATCCGAAAGTGTCGAACCGAAAAGCTCATGTGAAATTTACGGTGAAGTAAATGAGAGAATCAGCATTTCAAAAACAAGTCATTAAGTTTTTAAAAGAAAAAGATGTTTGGCACGTAAAGTATTGGGCTGGTAGTCAGTACACCAAAGAAGGTATTCCAGACATTCTAGCTTGTATCGATGGTGTGTTTCATGGAATTGAATTAAAAACGGATGTTGGTGTACCTAGTAAGTTACAACTCTATAACATTCGTAAAATCAATGATTCAGGCGGTGAAGCTTACATTTTAAGACCGAAGGACTTTGAGTCCTGGAAAGAGAGGTGGTTCTGATGGATAAACCAAAGGAAAAGCAAGTCTTAATTGAAATTGGTAATGTTCGTGTAAAAGAGTATGACAGTTTAAATGTTGTAGTTGAAAGGCTTGAAAAACCTGCTAGTAAATCAAACATTGAATCCGTATCGAAGTGGAGATTTAAAGGGTATGCAAAGAGCATTCATAGTGCTTTGAAATACATCGTTAACAGTGAGTTATTAATCGATAAGAGTAAAGTGGAAGACTTACAATCCTATGTTGAACAAGTTGAGAAATCAAACGAGACGGTATTAAGTGCCGTTAAGGAAGTGATGGAATGACTCAGTATTCTTACTCACGAGTATCACTGTTCAATGATTGTCCGTATCATTTTGGATTACGATACATCGATAAACTCACAGAGATTCCTGATTTAACAAGGGCTGATAATGCTTTAATCATTGGTCATGCATTACATACAGGAATTGAACATGATATAGAAACAGCGTTAAACGAATACTACAATTCATTTCCAGTAATGAATGATGCGATTGTAGAAGAATCTATGAAACTTGAAATTTTGATTCCAAAAGTACATGAGTTTCTTGATAAACATTTCGAAGATTGCGAGTTGATCCATGAGTACAAAATTGATAAGCCTAACTACGTTGGATTTGTTGATTTAATTGTACAAGCCCCTGATGGAACTAGTATGGTAATTGATTTTAAGTATTCCAATCATATCAAGAACTATATGGACAGTGCTCAGTTGCACATATATAAGGATTATTTAAAGCAAGATGGGTTCAATGTTGAAAAACTAGCATTCTTGTTTGTACCTAAAACGAGTATTAAGAAAAAGCAAGACGAAGATTTGCACACGTTTAGAAAACGGATGGTTCAAACAGTTGAAGAATCCAATCTTACTTTTGTACCAATTGAGTTCGATGATATGAAAACAATTTATTTTCTAAATAACATCGATGAAATTGAAAAAACAAAAGACTTTTCTAAGCGTAATACAAGTGAAAACTGTTTTGCTTGTAACCCACGATTCAGACCAAATTATTTAGAAGCAATTGAAAATGCCAAAGGAGAGATTGAAATGATTTTACCTAAAAATGAACGTCGTGAAAGAAAGATTGATACGAAGCCGGACCTATGGATCTATGCTGATAGCTACACTGGTAAAAGTACATTTGTAGATAAAGTTGAAAACGTATTGTTCTTAAATACGGATGGTAATACAGATAATACAACTGCACCTGTTATTTCAATTAAAGACGAAGTGACGAAACAGGGTCGTGTTACAAGTCGTAAATTAGCATGGGACTTATTCCTTGATGTAGTTGCTGAATTAGAAGCTGAAGACAATGATTTTGAAGCTGTTTCAATCGATTTGGTCGAAGACCTTTATGAACATTGCCGTGTGTATGTATTTGATAAAAACAGTTGGGAACATGAATCGGATGGCTCTTACGGTAAAGGTTGGTCAATGGTAACAACTGAATTCAATAATGCTATGAAACGTTTAAAAGCATTAGGTTACCAAATCATTTATATCAGTAAAGAAAAGGTTGAAGAGTACACTCTTAAAGGTGGAGCGAAGCGTACAACATTCAAACCAAATATTAATGATAAAGTAGCAAACTTCCTTTCCGGAACAGTGGATTTAACATTACGTGCTTATGTCGATTCGGATGATAAACGATTCTTACAGCTTGCTAAGAAACAAAATGTATTCGGTGGCGGACGTTATGACTTCCAAGTAGAAACAATTCCATTGGATATGGAAGCGTTCGTTGAAGAGTTAACTGCAGCACAAGAAGGCAATGAAGATAAAACTGAAAAACCAAAACGTGGGCGTAAGGCGAAAGAAAAGCCAGCTGAAGAAAATGTAGCAACAAAAACGATGTATTTCCAACATGAAGGCAGTGGAGAACCACTGATGGTTAAGAAAGGTGAATCACTAGCGTTCTTAGACAATGATATCTTTGATGAAATTTCTAAGAATGAATATGAAAAATTAAAAGCAGAGCTTAATCAAGAAGAGTCTGCAGATGATGAACCAGAAGAAAAGCCGAAGCGTGAACGTCGTTCTCGTAAAGCGAAAGAGGAAAGTGAAGAACCTGCAGAAGAAGAAAAACCAAAACGTCAACGTCGCCAACGTAAGCCGGTTGAAGACGATACACCGCCAGGTGAAGCTGATGGTAATGCACCAGCTGAAGAGGAAGCACCTAAACGTAGAACTAGAAGAAAGAGAGGGGAATAATCATGGCAGTAAAAGAACTGAATTCCAAAGAAAAACATTATGCAGATACTCGTGAAGAAGCAGAAGAAATCGTTGATGAAGCGAAAGATGATGTGTATTTAAAATCATTCCAGATCAGTGAAAAGCACAACAAATACGGTACGTATTTCTTAGTTGATTTAGCATTTAGCTATGATACGCCACGTGAAATCATGGAAAGTGCTGCAGCAAGAAAAGAAGTGGAAGAAGTTATTGAACAACATGAAGGTGTTGAGTACAGCGTGAACCCAGATGGGACGACGGAAGTTCCCCCTGGTCAATTAGAAATGGATGAACTAAATGGAAACGAAGGAGACGAAGAATAATGGCTGAGAAAAAATTCAATTGGGGTAAATTTGATAAAAAGGTAGATTTAGAAGCGTTAGCTGCAGATGTAAAAGAAGTAGAAGAAAATGGTGGCGGTGATTTCGAGCCGCTTCCAGATGGTCAATATGAAGTAGCTGTTGAAAAATTAGAGCTTACTGAGTCTAAAAAAGGCGATCCTATGCTTACGATTTGGTTCAAGATTGTGGAAGGTGACTATGAAGGACAACGTCTCTTCTATAACAAAGTGATGCAGCCGCAAAATGATAAAGCGTTTGGAATCCAAGTTCATCAAAACAATGATATGTTACGTGCTCTTTGGGATTGCGATAAAGAAGATGTTAAGTTTACTAGCTTTGGAGAGTATGCGGATCTAGTGCTTGATATTCATGAAGACATCGATGGTCAATTTGAATACTTACTGAGTAAAGAAACAGATAAAAACGGTTATGACCAATTCAAGATTTTAGAAGTGTTTGAAGTTGAATAAATGAATAAGGGGAGCCGATGAGCTCCCTTTTATTTTGATCATTTAAATTTTGACTTGAGATGTCTATAAAAGGCCATAGGGTTACCGTTTTTTTCTTCTCTGAGTTTTAATGAAGCTTCTTTTTTGATTTGTGAAAAGAGATCTTCAATGCCAGAGACGTAACCTTCTGCAACGCCTTGTTCATATCCGTTTGTAAATCCAACTTTTGCTCCGTGTTCATAACCTAGCATGTAAATGACTTGGTCAAAATTTGATAGTTGTTTCAATACGTTCACCTCCAAAATAAAAGTTTAATCTTATTTTGGATGAAATTACTAATAAATATACATTGAAAATGAGAGTGGTAAACATGAATCCTTTAGATGAAATTACTAAAATTGCACCGCAGCTACCATTAAAAGTTTTAGAAGATATTACGAAAAGAATCAGTGATTGGATTGTAAGTGGTGGGAAAAACGATGATCCGTATATTGAAATGCAATTGAGATATGCAAAGCGATTTATAAAGGGGTGATCGAATGCTCTTTTATGATTTTGAAGTGTTCTCAAATGATTGGTTGGTAGTTATTGCAGATACCGACAATCAGTCAGAAAAAGTGTTTGTTAATAATGAACGAGCTTTAATTGATTACTATCATGAGCATAAGAATGACATATGGATTGGTTATAATTCACGACACTATGATCAATTTATTTTAAAAGCAATTATATGTGGTTTTACACCACAAGCAATTAATGAATGGATCATTCTTGATAATAAACCAGGATGGAAGTTTTATAAGGACTTTTGGAAAATACAGCTTTATAACTTTGATGTTATGACAAATAAGTTTCGCTCATTGAAACAATTAGAAGGGTTTCAAGGGCATGACATTCGTGAAACGTCAGTTTCATTCAATATAGGCCGTAAATTAACAGAAGAAGAAATTGAAGAAGTTATTAAATACTGTCGTCATGATGTACATGAAACAATGCACATTTTCATGGAGACAATTACAGAATTTGAATCACAAGTTGAGCTATTAAAAATGTTTAATCTTCCTTTGAGAAACATTTCGAAAACGAAAGCTCAATTGAGTGCATTTATCCTGGATGCAAAACAACCTGCAGTTCCAAGAGATGATGAGTTTAATTTCACGTTTCCAAATACATTACAAATTAATAAATACACAGAAGTCCTGGACTTCTATAAAGAAAATAAAGATTACAACAAAGTACTTGAATTAAACGTTGCTGGTGTACCGCACTTATTTGCTTGGGGCGGTTTACATGGTGCAAGAAATAATTATTACGGTGAAGGATACTTTCTTAATATCGATGTTGAAAGTTATTATCCAGCACTCATGATTGAATACGATTATTTATCAAGGAACATTAAAGATCCTGCTAAGTTTCGTGAAGTTCGTGATACAAGGCTTAAATATAAAGCTGCTAAAGATAAACGTCAGGCACCACTAAAGATTGTAATTAATGGTACATATGGAGCGATGAAAGATAAATACAATGGACTTTATGATCCACTTATGGCTAACAATGTTTGTATTGCTGGCATGACATTGCTCCTGGATCTAATTGAAAAACTTGAGCCCTATTGTGAGATTGTCCAATCAAACACCGATGGTGTTCTGGTTAAATTGCGTAACTATGAGGATTACGATTTAATCGATGACATTTGTTATGAGTGGGAACAACGTACAAGAATGGGATTAGAGTTTGATGAGTTTGTAAAAGTAATTCAAAAGGATGTTAATAATTACATCTTAGTAGATGCTGACGGTAACTATAAATCAAAAGGTGCGTATGTAAAGCAATTGAACCCACTTGATTTTGATTTACCCATTGTAAATGAAGCGGTCGTGAATTATTTCGTAAAGGGCATTGATCCGGAGGAAACGATTTTTAATTGCACAGAGTTAGTGAAGTTCCAAAAGATTGTAAAGATAAGTAGTAAATACAGCTATGCGCGATATGGTACTAGAAGAATGAATGAAAAGGTATTTCGGGTGTTTGCTAGTGTAGACGAAAATGATAAGCAGCTGTGCAAAGTGAAAGATGGTATTGCTGAGAAGATAGCATATGTTCCGGAGAAATGTTTCATTATGAATGATGACATTAAAAGTATGAAGGTGCCAGGTAAATTAGATTACTGGTGGTATTGGACATTAGCTAATAAAAGAATCGATGATTTTTTAGGGGAGGATAAATGATAAAAGAAGCCCATCATTCAGATGGACCTCCTAATGCAAGTATTTCATATGGAGTAAGGATAATACGCTTCTCTCTACCATCAACATAGAGATACACTTCCTTACCTTTAAATCGCCAATTTAATAATGTTAATTCTTTAGATATACCGTCAGCTAAAGAGTGGACATCTTCATTTGTATTTAGATCTATAAAAAGTTGACCCTCTGCATTCAGTTGAACGTGTGTTTCAACGAATATAGAGTGTTTCGTTTTTACGTCAATAACAAAGTCTGAGAGTTCTTTTGCAGCGGCAAATTCAGGAGCATTTATATCACCCATTTTAACACCTCCAATTTATAGTTTAATTATTTACTAGAATGGAAAGTATTTCAATGGAAATTTGTTTTAAAAAGAAAGTAGGTGATGAACATGTATAAAGGATATTTAAAAGGTAATGGAAAACATGCTGCCAGTAAATTTAAAGATGGAGCAAAACTACTATCCTATCATACCGCAAGGAAAGAAGATTCATTCGTGGGTATTTTGGATGATGAATATATTATGGTTGATATCGATGATATAGCTGAAGCCGAAACATTACTCGACATTATCGAAGATAAGAACATTAATTGTTCCGTATTAGAAACGACAAATGGTATGCATTTTTATTTTAAAGGTTATGACATACCTGCCAATAAAATAAAGTGGTTCTCCAATATTGGTATTCTTTGCGATTATAAGTTAGGTATTAAGAACACAGCTGATCCACTCAAGATTGATGGTAAAACTCGTAAATGGTTAAGAAAATGCATAGAACATGATTCATTGCCAAGTTGGTTATATCCATACAACAAGAAAAATCCGAACCTTACCAAGATGGGTGAAGGTGATGGACGTAATGATAAATTATTTACTTACATCTTAAAACTGCAGTCACAAGGAATGGCCAAGAATGATATTAAAGAAACCATTTCTATAATAAATAACTACATTTTAGAAGAACCGGTGACACAAGGTGAACTAAACGTAATTTTACGTGACGAAGCATTCATGAAGGAGTCCTTTTACATAAAGGGTTCCTTCCAACATGAGAAGTTCGGTGATTTCCTTATTAATGAACATCATATTTGCAAGGTCACAAATGTTCTTCATATCTATAAAGATGGCGTGTATTCGGACAAGCAAGAGGACATTGAAGAAGCCATGATTCGTCATATTCCAGCATTAAAGAGAATGCAACGACAAGAAACAATTGCTTATCTGCAGTTAAAGGCAAAACATAAAAATTTCGCCTCTACCAAATATGTAGTTGTTAAAAATGGAGTATTTAATTTAGAAACGTGGCAATTAGAAGATTTTACACCTGAAATTATCACACGTAATAAAATACCGGTTGCATATATTCCTGGTGCTTATTATGAAGTAACTGATAAGACCTTTAATAAGATAGCCGTGAATGATAAAAAGATTCGGGCCATTTTAGAAGAGATACTTGGATACATTTTATTTCGACGAAATGAGTTTGCAGCAACGTTTATTCTTACGGGTGACGGTAGTAATGGTAAATCATCGTATTTAAAAATCATTCGTAACTTAATAGGTTCGGATAATGCATCGTCATTAGATTTAAACGAGTTGGACCAGCGCTTTAAAACAGCTGAGTTATTTGGGAAGTTAGCAAACATTGGTGATGACATTGGTAAAGGTTATATCAAGGAATCATCGATATTTAAGAAACTTTCTACTGGTGAAACATTAAACGTAGAAAGAAAAGGTAAGGATCCATTCGACTTTACGAATTATTCAAAGTTAATCTTTAGTGCAAATGAAATGCCGCGTATTAATGATTTTAGTGATGGTTTAGGTCGAAGGCTTCAAATTGTTCCATTTAAAGCAAAGTTTACACCGAATGATGAAGATTATGACCCTTTTATTACAGATAAGCTGCTAAGTGATGAGTCGATGCAATATGTATTGAACCTGGCATTAAAAAGCTTAAAACGATTGTTAGTTGAAAAGAAATTCACGAAATCAAAAGCGGTTGAAGCTGAATTGATTAAATATCAGGAAGAAAACAATCCGATTATTAGTTTTGTAAATAATGAGGATGTTGAATTAGAACGTGCGGTAGTTGGTGATGTTTATCTGCAGTATAAAGTATATTGTGCGGAAAGTGGTTTTCAATCCGTGAGCAATATCAACTTTAGCAAACAAGTTACTCAATTATTTGGTTACAAATCACATGTACAAAGAGTAGATGGAAAAAATAAAAGAATCTTTGTTAGTGAATAATTTTTAACCTCGTGACTATTTTCGGTCAAATACCCTATGTTTTTGACCGTTTTTGGTCACAGAAAACACGCTATTTTCACTAATATATGGTAAAAAACACACCTTGTAACGGATAAATGCGTTACGTGTAACAGATATCTGTTATGTTAAAAACCTAGTCATATCAAGGGTTCGAGGGTGTTGTAACAGATGTAACAGATAAAATCACTTTCTTTTAAAATATATAGTTAAAAAATAAAAAGATAAATATATAAAAGAAATTTAGGGGGTAAATGCGTTACGTTTTGATGTTTGAAGTGTCATGAACCCTTGATACATAAGGGTTTTATCGCGTAACAGATGTAACAGAACGTAACGCATTTTACACTGAAAAAGGTAGGTGAATCATCATTTGTTTGACTGGCTGAAAGATTATCAAAAACTAGAAGAAGAAATTGCATACTTAGAATACAACTTAGAACAAACAGAAGCTGAATTGAAACGCTGGATCAGTGGTGATTTGCAAGATGTACGATTAACTTCAGGTTCACAAGGTGCAAAGGTGGAAGAGTTAATCGAGAAAATAAAAAACGAACTTTATATAAAGCAAGAGAAAATGAACAACCTTGTACATTTAATAAGTAAGTTCAAAGGTTTAGAAAATCAAATACTTAAAAAGAAGTATATTGATGGAATGACCTTAGAAGAGATAGCTGAGAATATGAATTATAGTTCTAGCTATATTTATAAGAAACATGCTGAGATTATAAAGCGAATAAAGTTTGCTGATGAACTTGCACTTTATTGACACTCAGTTCTGTGAATGTTACCCATTGAAAAAATGGTTTATAGTAATAACATAAGAAATTGACGAAAGGGCAACTGGTGCACGGTTGCTCTTTTATTATGTAAAAATTACATAGGTGGTGTTTCATGTGTTTAGGATATTTAAAATGTTTGCGCATGATGTGGTTACTCTTTTTCAACATACCATTCAATTATTCAAAGGTACTAATCACAAACAAGTAATACCAACTTTAATTGTAGCTCATGATCCAATAGACAAGATGGTTGAAAAGGAAATGAACCCAGATAAGATTTACATAAAACAAATGCATGCGTGGATTAAAGAACAAGAGGCTAGAAGAGAACAGATTGTAGTAACAATTAAAACTAGCTCTGAGATTGTGGAACAAAACAAGATACAGTTGCAATGGTTAGATAAAGGATTAGCTCTTGCTAAAGAAGAGTTCGAGAATTGGAAGAAAGAAAATCAATGACTATGACAGTAGCAATGTTTTTAGGTCTTTGGTTAGGTTGGTTAGTAGGAGCATTAAAGAAAAGGAGAGTGAAACAAAATGATTATTGAAATTAGAAAAACAATATCAGGTACAGAGTATTGGGATTCAGAAGAAAAGCGAAGTTTGTTTGTACCAACTGGTGAAGAACCAGGATTCGAAGTAACTGTTAATCCTGAGAGTATGATCCTGGGTATGGACTTATCAAGTGAACCTGATAAAACAGCAATCAATTTAAACGGTATGACAGTGAAAGAATTACGTGATCACGCTGCATCGATTAATGTTGAGATTCCATCTGATGTTAAAAAGAAAGAAGACATCATTGATTTATTATCATGAAGTACTGTGCTGAACAAGGCTGCAAGACATTAATCGATAAAGGAAGATACTGTTTAAATCATAGGCGTAAACAAAAGAAGGCAGTTGTCTATTCAAAGAACAGATCATTCTATCGTACAAAAGCATGGGAAGATTTAAAGTCATTCTGTTATGAACGCGATAAAGGATTGTGTCAACGATGTGGAAAGTTTGTCTTTGGTAAGAGAGCACACCATCATCATATTGTTCCAATTAAAATCGATCCTTCATTGAAATTAGAAGCAACTAATATCATGACACTGTGTTCTAAATGTCATCCAATTGTGGAAAGAGAAACAAATGCAAAATATGAAAAGAAGAAAAAGTTTGATTGGAAATTATAAGCCCCCCTATCAAATTAATAAATTTTACCTAACTGGGGGGATAGGGAGTGGGGGTGCAAACGCGCACCTCAAAATGATTTTTTGAAAAAAATTCGTTTTTTTTAGGTGGTGATTTAAGGAATGGCCAGAAAATCGAAGGTCGTAATTGAAGCTGAAAAGAAAAAAGAATTAGAAGCGCAGCGTATTATGAATGTTTTGGTTGAAGCCGGAACTTATTCGCCAGCGCTTGATCCATTGATTGAAATTTATCTTGATGCAGTTGAGATATACAGCGTCAAATATGGGTTGTGGAAGAATTCAAACTTTCCAACAGTCCAAAAAACAAAGAATGTAAAGGGTGATGTGAAAGAATCAAAGCATCCGTTAGCTCAACAAGTAGAAGTTTGGTCCAAACAAAAAGCGAAGTATTTGGGGCAATTAGGACTGGACGGAAAGAATAAAGATTTACTTAAAAAAAGTGGGGTTCTTCTCGAAAAAGGAAAAGCAGAGAAAGAGTCCACGGAGCCTAATGATGACAACAAATTATTGCAGTTTAGGCAGAGGTTGAATCGATGATTGATTTTGAAACAAATTACGCTGATATATTCGTTTCTGAAGTAGATGCAGCCCCACACTTATATCCTGATTCTATTAAGTTAGCGATCAAACGATATAAGAAATGGAAGAAACGAAAAGATATTTGGTTCGATGTTGAAAAAGCAAATGCAATGATTTATTTCACAGAAACATTCTTAAAACATGCAAAAGGAAAATGGGCAGGACAACCATTAATTTTAGAGTCCTGGCAAAAGTTCTACTTTGCTAACATCTATGGATGGCAAAAATATAATGAAGATGGTAAAGCGGTGCGAGTAATTCGTACGGCTTATTTGCAGGTTCCGAAGAAAAACGGAAAAACAATTATGGGCGGTTCACCAGTCATTTATGCGATGTACGGAGAAGGTGTAAAAGGCGCTGATTGTTATATTTCTGCTAATACTTTTGAACAATGTCAAAATGCAGCCGGGCCAATTGCTTTAACGATTGAAAATAGTCCTGATTTACGTCCTGATACGCGTATCTATAAAGGTAAAGAGGATACCATAAAGTCAATTAAATACACATTTGTGGAAGACGATATTAAATATGCAAATGTAATCAAGGTTCTTACAAAAGATAACGCAGGTAACGAAGGTAAAAACCCGTATATCAATTATTTTGATGAAGTTCATGCTCAAATGGACCGCGAACAATACGATAACTTACGTTCAGCCCAAATTGCT